GCATCCTCCATCGAGATCTCCTTCTGGTCCTCAATCATTTCGATGAAATCACGGAAGCGCGGATCGGTGGCCAACCCAATGATGGAGTTGTGAATCTGCTGCTGGCGAAGGGCTTTTTGTTTTGCGGTCATTAGGCTCCAAGACGACCTATACGGGCGTTATTTTGCTGAGTGATTTGGAACTGAAGTTGTTTGGCAAGTTTCTGGATGCGCTGCCCAAAGGGATCCTGCTTGTTCTGCATCCTCTGCTGCACCATAGGATCACCCTGCAAGTATTGTTGGATTACCTGAAGGCCAATCTGCGGGGGCGTCCCAATGGAGATGTCCTGGTCCTGCCCCGCGAATACCTTGGCCAACTTGTCCTGCATTTCCGTGACCACCTTCTGCGCCCCGATGTTGGCGGGTTGGATGATGCGTTCCGCCCAGTTGGGATCAATGGCCTCAATGACGATCTGCAAAATCTCGGAGTAATCAGCCTGCCCCTGCTTGTCGAAGGTGTTGAGCACTTTGGCGAGCATGGTGAATTTCTTCTCCTGCTTCTCAAAGTCCATTGATTGGACATCCCAAGACAGATAGAAGTCAAAATCCTCCTTGGGGTCGCCCTTGGTGAATACCGCCGCCTCCGATTGCTGCAAACCAATGACACGGAAGTAAACCTCATCGCTCCCGTACTGCTGGTAGAGTTTGAAAATTTGGCGGAAGGCCTTGCTCCACCCCTCCATGAATTTGTTCACCTCATGCTGGTTTTGGAGGGCGGAGAATTGGGGGTCGGATTCCTTGGAGGTGAACCCCACATAGGCCTTGAAGTCCTCCCGCAACTGCAACTCGGAATTCTCCGTGTTGAGGTCGGGGATGGGACGGTCCATGAAGTGATACTCGCCCACCCTGCGTTCCGGTATCTGCGCTCCCGGACCCCACTTCGCGGGTGGGCGCCCACTTGGATAGCCAAACGGCGGAAGTACGCCAAGGCTGGCGGCATCAATGCGGGAATCCTTGTGCGCCTTGATCTGGTCCTGCCAAGGTTTCCCAGGTTCGGCCAGACCACGCGAATCATGCACTTTGCGGGAAAGGAATTCCCGACGATGCAAAACAAACGGGTATTCCCCATGAGCGTACCCTAACAACCCGTACTTGGCGTATCCATCTTGTTCCGCATCGCCGGGAAGCATAGGATTGAAGATCGTCAGATAGATGCCCGGAACGCCATCCTCATCACTCAGGCGTTGGTAGGCATAGACGACTCCAATCATTTCGGAAAATCGCTGCTGCGTATAAACAAACGACCGGGAAAGGGGTTGCAGGTATTCGCTCGGAGTGGCGGTGAGAAGTTTGCCCTTGCAGGCATCAATCGCCTTCTCCACCCATGCCTTGTCCCATCCTTCGGTGTTGGCGAACTGCCTTAGTTGTTCCGCCGTGAAATACTGGATGCGATAGATACCAGCGGCATTTTCAATGTCCGTGGTATAGGGGGGGAGGAACAAGTCCTCGTTGAGATTGAACGCCCTGACAATGGGGCGGCTCTTTTCCCTGCCAACGATATAGACCTCGGATTTACCCGTCTTGCGCAACTCCTTGAGGATCTTCGTCGCCTTGGCCCTTGAGCATCCGTAGATTTCCTCAAAGATGGCCTTGATGTCATCAGCGACAATCTCATTCTGAATTGCCTCAAAGATGTTGATGGTGGGGAACTGCTTCTGGAAATCCTCCAGGGAAAGCGTGGTGATGGTCTTTTCCTGCGTTGTCTCCCAAAACTGCCCCGTCGCCGCCACTCCGTTCTCATTCAGGTAGTTCGCCAGCAACTCCACTTCCCTTGAAATCTCGGGGATCTGCGTCTGAATCAGCCAACGGATGAAATTCCCCACAATCTTGCTGCGCTTGATGTCGTTCCCCTCAACCGGCACCGCCACTACGTTGGCCTTGCGGAAAGCCATACAGAGCATGGCAATCTTCTTGTTGATCGCATCATCGACCAGATACACCCTTAGATCGCTTGCCCCGTCCCAAGGTGTAGGATCGGTCTTTGACCCTTCCCGCGCGTGCTTCTTGCCATCGGCTGACTGCCCGTTCCAAATGGCATAACGGGTCTCATAATTCAATCGGCATTGATCGACAAACGGCTGGGAATTGCGAACTGTCTCCTCAAATGCTCGTTTGAGAAGCTGAAAATCCGGCCCTTGCCCCTCCTTGGGGGCCAACTGCTGGCCTACATCCGAGGTCTGCGGGGTGTCTCCCCCGGTGAAGGTACTCATCACCTCCACTCCGATAAGAGGAACTTATGCTAAAAGCAAGTTCTTTTTGAGACTTAATCTCAATAAGAGAAGGTACGGACGGGAGGATTGTCGTTTTTGTCCAGAAACATGGGATTGCTCACGGCAATATAGCGAAGGGCATCAATCGGATCCTTGGTTGCCTCTGTCCTTCCTCCCTTGCTCGTGTATTCCGACATGGCATAGATGAGGTTCTGGCAGTTGTCGGAAATGTAAAGATGGGGAGCGTTGGTTGAATCAACCTCCCGGTTGTAGTCGTAGGCAAGAAGGTTATTGATGAGTTGCAAACCATTCTCAATATCCACACCAGGAGCGGGGATCACGGTCATGTCCTGTGCGTCAAGATCGGATATGATCGTGGTGGCCCCATCCTCACTCTGCTTCTCGGCGGCTCCCATCCTAGGATCAATGAAGCGTTCAAAGATTACCTCATCCTTCTCCATGTCGCGGATCATCTCTACATAGTCCCGGATGCCCTTTCCACTACCACGTTGGGCTGGTCCCGGTTTCCCCTCCACAGTATTTCCCGGCAAGGCCCAATCATCATAATCGGGCCATTCCCGATAAACCCACCAAGTATTGTCGGCGTCAATCGCCACCCACAGTATGAACCAGTTCTTGGAACCACCCGGATCAATCGCCATGTATCTGGTCAACGGATAATCGGGATCCTTCTTCCATGGCAAATCCTCCTCCTTGATGATATTCACATCCCGGTTGAAGTTTTGGAACACGGACTGCACCGCCTTGGTTGGGATGCCATGAGCGCGAGCCAGAATCTCTGTCTTTTCCCGTCCCCGCAATTTCAGGACGAAATCCGCCGTGTCAATGAAGGCATTGTCCTGAGTCCAGAAATAATGAATCAACGCTCCGGGCCGACTAATACTTTCCTGCAATACGGGCAGTTCTTTCCCAACTAGATCGGAATAGCGTGTTTTAAGCGTTTTCGTCTTGCCCAACAAATCCTGGATCAATGGGGACCATCCACTTAGGGTCGTGAACGTGAGAACAATTCTCCCATGATAATCCACCGTGCGGTAGATGAGGGTTTCAAACATCTTTGGGGGCATCTCCTCATCCCCCCATATGAGATGGGCCTTGAACCCTTCCGTGATCTGGGGATTCTGCTGGTACTGTGAATAGTTGCCAAACTTGATGGAACTCCCCCGCTTCACCCCATGCGGCGGAGGGAAGATGCAAATGTTGTCTGTGAAACCGTTCTTTTGGGTATATTGGAGGGAGTGGGCAATGCCCTTTTTGGTGTGGATGTTCTTCAGGCCAATGGGAAGTGCCTCCCAGATGAACCTCTGCTGGTCGTCAATCGAGCGTTCTTCCGTTACATGGTAGCAGCGGATTTCGGCTTGGGGAATGGTGGCCCCAGCCCATACGCAAAGTCTTGATGCAAAAACACTTTTACTTGAACGTATGCCGCCAAGAATTATATGGATTGGATATTTCTTCCAATTATCCATGACTCCCTGCCATGATTCCAGCGCCCAACCTGCCCCAACGGGATTATTCTCGGCGTTGTCATTGCATTGCTCTCGCAGGGAAACATACGCCTTTAGTTCCTCCACCGGCATCGCCTTCAGCTTTTCATCGGGAAGAAGGGGTTGCCAGGGTATGCCAAAGTTGGGCTGAACATCATCAGCGAAGACCAGATCACCGAGGGGCATGTTTTAATTTACGGACGGGTTTGCGTAGTGTGGATAGTTTGGGCTTACGTTCCTTGAAGGGATCTTCAAAGTCCTCTGGATTGAGCGGGGGCGGTTCCCAATGCTTCTTGCACAGGATACATTTTCTGGAGTACCGCATGTTCCCTCCTTCGGTGCTGGTCTTCATTACAAGGGAAACCCAACCAAGAATCCACCCCAATGGCAAAGCAAATCAAAACCATGCGTCCAACTATTACATTTCCTAATTAGTCACGATACGGGCCAATTCATTGTTGCGCAAGTCCATGAACATCATTATTTGCTCTGCCAATGCGTAAAATAATGCTGGCTAGTCCCGTCAAGGGCGGCGCACCGATGGCCTATGTCGCCGCCGTCCTCGTCATCCTGAAAATCAAACTGCCCGACACCCAGTTCGGTTATTCCTTCCACGAGGGGGCAAGCGTCAACTGCGCGCGCAATGAACTGGTGGACATGTCCCTGAGGGACAACTATGACACTATCGTGTTCTCGGACGTGGACATGCGCTGGACTCCATCCAACTTGCTCCGCCTCATCTCCCACAAGGAACTCTTTGTGGCGAGCATCTATTGCCGTCGGGAGAAGGGGGTTTCATGGCTCTTTACCGGACTCAAGGACGAGGAGGTGCGCCCTGATGGACTGCTGAAGGTGCATGAAGCCGCTCTTGGATTCTGCAAGATCGAGCGGCAGGCCTTTGAGTCGATCCGCATCACCAGCCCGGACTATGAGTGCGCCGTGACCTGCGAGGAGGAGGGGCATAACCGCCCCATGTTTGAATTCTTCCCCATGGGACTGGAGGGACCAAACTCCCAGAACGGACGCCTCTTCCAGATGAGGGAATATCTCGCCTCATTGGAAAAGGGCGGGGCGAACCAGCTTTACCGCAAAGACATCATCAAGGAACTGAAGACCCGCCTCACCGACCGTTCCGACATTCCATCCCGCTTCATCGGGGAGGACTACTACTTCTGCAAGCATCTCCGTAATGCCGGGATTGACGT